TGGGTATCACGTATTCAGGGAGCGGAGAAAATGTACCAGGAATGGAGTGGGAAGTTCAAGTGTAAGCTACTGGAGGAGTACTATGAAGGATTCCAGTGGAAGCAACGTAGAGATTATCCTACTACTAATTACAATCCTTATACTCTTAACCTTGTTTATTCTACCATTAAGATTAAGCTAGCAGGTATATTATTTCAAAAACCTCAGTATGTTATAAATCCAACCCCAGGTAACAGCCAGTGGAATCAGGATTTTGCAGTCCAAAGTGCTCAACTTAAGGAAGATGTACTGAATACTATAGTAGGTAATCCTAATTTAAATTTCACTACACATATAAAACGGGCCGCGATGGATAGTTTCTTCAGGTTCGGAATTATAGAGGTAGGATATGCTAATGACTGGCGGAATCCCCAGAAGATTGACCCGGAATTAGCTAGCTGGACTGACCCTGATGTGCCTGAGTCAGAAGATCGTATCATCCATGAGAATCTTATACCTGTGAATGAAAGATTCTTTGTAAAGAGAATCTGGCCCCACAGGTTTAGGGTGTGTGCTACAGAGGCTACAGAGCTTAATGATTGTGATTGGGTAGGATACTATGATTATTTCTACAAGAGTGTCTTAGAGAACACTAAAGGTATAGACTGGCCTCAGGATTACTCAGGTGGTTCTTATATAAGTGCTGAGTATGCTAGTGGATTTGTCGGTGGTGGCAGTGGATATGCTAGTAATGATGATACTCTAAAAACGCTGTACAACAGCGGAGAGATATGTAAAGTATGGAGTATTTGGGATCAGGTTACTAAGAGAAGGATGTTACTACTTGATGATTACGAAATGCACGAATTATGGTCTGGAAGTTACGACCGATTACCTTTTATTGACCTTCGATGGGACTTCAGAATACGTGGATTTTATCCTATACCTCCCGTCTTCCAATGGTTGTCTCCGCAGGATGAAATTAATGAAGCGCGGGAACAAGTTAGAAGCTACCGCAGAAGATTTACCCGTAAGTTTCAAACTGTTAAAGGAATGATTGATGAGGAAGAGAAGGAGAAGTTTTCTTCTGGTCCTGATGGAATCCTAGTTGAAGTAAAACAACCTGATGCTATCAAAGCTATTGATAACCCTGAGATTGGACCTACCTCTGAGAATGCTCTTACACTTGCTAAAGATGACTTTAATACCATCAGTGGAACTAGTGCTGAAGCTAGAGGACAGGATACGGATAGAGAAACTGCAACACAAGCGAAGATTGTACAAAGTAGAGCGCAGATCAGAGAATCAGCGGAACAGTTAGATTTTAGTCTCTGGTTATGTTCTATAGGCAGGGAATTACTATGTCAGTGCCAAGAAAGACTTGTGGCAGGTCTTTGGATAAAGTATACAACAAATCCTGGCCCACAGCAGCCACATCAGCAATTAACTCAGGAGCCTGTTTATAGATATGTTACTAGTCAGGAAATAGATGACGGGTATGATTTTGAAATAAACTTTGATGTTCAAAATGCTACACCAGCAGCAATGCAGGCTGCACAAACAAGTTTTGTTAATTTTATGTCTATGTGTGCTCAGTTTCCTGATATAAAGATGAGTCCTAAGCTTATTAGAGAAGCTGCTTATAGAACTAATTATAAGAATGAGGCTGTTATACAAGAGATGATACAAGTAGCTTTAGCTCAAGCAAAGATACAAGCACAACAGATACAAGCACAAGCACAGCAAGGAGGACAAGGAGCACAGGGTGCTCAAGCTCCAGGGAATCTTGCTAGTGCTAGAAATGCTCAAATGGCTGTTCCAGGTACTTCTGATGTGCAGGAACAATTGACTAATCAGATTCAGTAGATAGGAGTTACAGATGCCAGTAGAAGAAAAGACTGAAAGCCTCACTGAGGCAGTGACTAAAGCTGTAGAGTCACAAGATAAAAGTGATGTACAGGTAGAAGAGAAGCAGGGAGAATCTGAACATGCTGAATCAGATAAAGCTTCTGAAACTCCCGCAGTGGATGAAGAGGCTATACAAGGTAAGGCTATTGTACAGATATTTAAAGATCCCCAGAAAGCCGGTGCTTTTATTGATTTCCTTGCGAAACAAGCCGGTTATACTAAGGCTGAACTTCGTAACGCGGAACCGGATGAGATTAAGGCGGATATTACTAAAATCTTGGAGAAACACTTAGGTCAAGAATTCTCTTTTCTGGCTCCTAAGCTTGGCCCGGCTCTTGAGGAGGCACTGGATACTAAAATCTCAAGCCGGGGTACTGATACTGATTTAAGAGCTAGGGTGGAAAGACAAGAGCTTAAAGCTATAGAGCAGGAAACAGCTTCAACTCATGTAGAATTAGCTCAGGAGTGGTTTGGAACTGATGACATGCCAGATTCTGTGGTGAAGGAAATGTCAAAAGCTATGGATGAATTTCCTCCTACAGATCCTAATATGACTCCTGAGAGGTATTATCGTAGGATCTTTGCTTTAGCTGTTGGTGAATTAGGTATTCAAAAAGGTAATAAATCTAGGAGCAGCAGAGCTGATAGTGCTCGTTCAGATTCTGCTGCACGAAATTTAAGTGCTAGCAACCGAGGGGTTATGCCTAGTAATACTGGTGGTAATCCACGAAAGATGTCTCTAAAGGATGCTGTCTCACTTGCAATGGAACAAGTAGAGCAAAGCTCCAGAAAGTAGTTAAGGTAAACAACTGTGGCACTAACTTTTGGGAATGCGAGTGCTCCGAATAATATAACAACTTATTTGGATTCTGTATTCTCTACTAGCTTGGCTAACTATAGGAAGACTCTGATTGATAATATAGGAGCTACTAATAGTATCCTGTACGATCTTATCAAAGGTGAGTCTTATGAAGAAGCTGATGGAGGAACTTACATAGCTGAAGAATTAATGTATGGTCTTGCACCTGCTGACTCCTATGATGGTTATGATGATTTAAGTACTCAACCTACTGATGGTATTACTCAGGCTCAGTTTGAGTGGAGGCAGGTTGCTTCACCTATTAGTTACAATACTAAGGAAGTAGTTCAGAATGAACATAAGATTATTAATCTAGTGAAGGCTAGGATTCAGCAGAGTGAATTAGGACTACAGGAGAATTGGGCACAGGCTTTCATGTGGGGTTCCGGGGCAGGAAATATGACTACCCCTAAAACTTCCACTGTGAATGGAAGCTACCATGTGAATCCTCTTCCTATGCTGATAAGTTATAACACTGCTGGTAATGATAGTATCAGTGGTGCAGCAGCCACCGGATCGGCTTTAACTATCGGTGGGATTTCAGAAGGGGCGCCTAATACTTGGTGGCAGAATCATTGGGGTACAAGTGCAGCTACTACTTACTCTCAGTTTATGTATGAACTTGAGGGAATGTATAACCTGACTGCACTTGGAACTGGTGGACCTCCTACACATATGCTGATGGATCAAATTACCTATCAGAATTTTATTCATGCCTACTTTGCAGTATACAAGGCAAATGCTGATGCTCTCAACTTTGAGTATCCTTTCATCGGGAAGAAGTTCCTGAATGCTAAAGTTATCATGGATGATAAAGTTCCTGATTTCTTTAGTAATAAGCCTGGAACTGCTATAGGTGGTGTTGTAAATCCTGGCACTATGAGCTATGGTTCCTGTGTTTATGTAAATGCTAAGTTCTTTAAGATTCGTTACCATCCTAGTAGGAACTGGGACATGCTTAAGGATGAGAACGGGAATACTTTTGCGAAGCCAATCAACGGAGACTCTAGGGTAGGACATGTCGGTTGGATGGGAAATGTTACCGTGAATAACAGGCGGAAACAAGGTGTTTTGGCGAAGTTTGTAAGGGCCTACACGAGCTAAGTGCTTGAAATGTAAGGGGTTAGCCTGTGCTTGACTTGCTCATCCATTCAGGGTATGCTGATTCTATGGCACAACTCACCATAGGTAAGCATGTAGTGTTCTTTGATGATGTGGATATTCCTTTGGTTATGAAACACACTTGGAGAATATCTAAAAGGAATACAACTAGTTATGCATTCACTACTATAGCTGGCAACACTATATTTATGCATAAACTAATTCTTCCTAACAACCATCCTCTATTTGTAACTGACCATATAGATCACAATGGTTTGAATAATCGTAGATCTAATCTAAGACTTATTTCTCAGCAACAAAATTGTATTAGAAAAAGATCTACAAAATCAAATACAGGTGTTAAGGGAGTATCTTACATTGCGAGTAGGAAGAAATATCAGGCTACAATTCAAATTGGTAACAACTCTATGAATCTTGGCCGTTTTAAAAGCTTAGAAGAAGCTAAAAAAGCTTATGAGCTTGCTTCTGATATCCTTTTTCCTGATGACGGTCTTAAACCAGTTAACACAACTGACCCCTGCCTAGGGACTGCAAATGTAAAGAAAGGCACAAGATGAGAACAAAGCTAATTGAGAGTAATAAGCCGGAAAGATATATTAACAGTGTAAGGAATGCTGATAGCTCTACTGCGGCAGCTACAATCCCTGTTGGAACACCTTTAATACTTAACTTGAGTGCAACTCCCCAACCTCCAGTTTATACTAATGGTATAGCTGCTGGTTGGGAGGATGGACTTCAGGTTGTACTTCCAAGTACTGCGGCGGCCGCTAATGCTTCCACACCTAGTTTATTTTATTTTGGGGTAGCTGCTGCACCTATTGTTTATCCTGGATATGGTGAAGCTATAGTCTCAGGAGTTTGTATGTCTCTAGTAGTTAGAGCTACAAGATCAGCTACAACAGTTAGTTGGGCTTCTGCTGCTTCTGGTGCTGGTTTTGGTGATGTCTTAACTATTGATACTGTAAATAATGCTTTCGGTACAGCTGCAAGTGCTGCTAGTGCCCAAGCTGTTATGCTGGATAACTTTGCTACTATGGCTGGCTCTGCTACTAATGCTACAGATACAAGACTTGCTATTACCCAGCTTTACCGTACTTTTGTAAGGCAGATGTAATTCTGATCCCCCTAACACTATAGGGCAGTCAGAGAGGAGGAGTCTCTTAGCTGCCCTTATTTTACTTAGCGGAGCTTCTAATGATTAAGAAGAAAAAGAGAATGCGTATCGTGGTTGGAACTAATAGTCTGACCGAGATGCAATACCCTGCTTATACTAATCACTGCCAGTTTTGGTTCCGCTTGGGTCGGAGTTATCCTCATATAGATTTTATAATCTCTAACCCTGCTAGAATGAGTATAGATAGAATGAGGAATATGACAGCGCGGGTTGCATTGGAAGCATCAGCTGACTATATTTTATTCCTGGATGATGATGTTATTGTGAATCCTAATTATGGCCTGAAGCAACTACTAGACTGTGAAGCTGATGTGGCTGCTGGGAGAGTTTGTGTCCGTGGTTATCCTTTTGACTATATGAGTTTCACTAGAGATAAAGAAGGTACTGTTGTAATAGATAAGGAGCTTCCACTGAAGGGAATAGTGGATAAGGAAGCTGTAGGATTTTCTTTTGCACTTCTTAAAGTAGAGTCTCTGAGCCACCTGAAAGAACCTTATTTTATGACCGGGCCGAATTTTACTGAGGATGTGTATTATTGTATAAAGCTTAAACAACTTAACCCGGCTGCAAAAATACGTATCAACTGTGAGTGTCAATGTGGGCATATCTTATGGCCTGAGGTTCTTCATGAAGGCAGCAGATCTGCTTACAAGAAGTATTTTGAGATGCTGAATAAAATCACTCCAGTAGATAAAAATAAACTGGGGTTAAGAAAGGATAGAGATTCTGATTATCTTGCTATGGTGAAACATGAAACTAAACTTAGGAAGCGGGCTGTCGCGGTTTAAAGGTTATGTCAATGTTGATAGTGACAGGCACTGTAAACCTGATCTTGCCTTAGACTTTGTTAAGCGTGAGCTTCCTTATGCTGATGGATCAGTAGAGGAAATTCTCTTCTTCCACTGTATAGAGCATATTCAGAAGCGGTATCATCACAAAGTACTTGCAGAGTGTTCTAGGGTACTTAAGGTAGGTGGAGAGTTAATTATAACTTATCCTGATTTCTGGGAATGTGCTCAACGGTGGCGTAAGAATATGCTTGGTATGAGAGATTTTTGGGAAGCTACACTTTATGGTAGACAGACTAGCCCACAGGACTTCCATGTGTGTGCTATGAATCCTGATGAGCTTAAGATTACACTGATAGAATGTGGATTTGGCCTGATAGAAACTACACCAGAACCTAAAGAACCCTACAATATGATAACCAAGGCCATAAAGAAATCTAAGCCGGCGGTAACTTATGAAGAGGTATTAGGATCTGACACAAGAAGTATGGAGGTTGTATGCAGGTAACTCATCAATTTGTATCTCCTAAAGCTGAACAATCAGATCATACTTTGGTGGGGCCTAATGAATGGAATGCTGTACATGTTATAACAGGAATGCCATTTATTATAGCTAGTGACTATAATTTTACACCATACGCTGGTTTGGTTCCATTAAATCCTGGTACTAATGTTATTACTTTTAATCCACCTTTACCCACTGGTTTATCTGTAGGTTCTTCTCTCTACATTAGTGGTGGAACTGGTACTGCTGAAACTGTTCCTATTACTGGTATTAGTGGAAATCAGATAACAGTAATTTGTGCTAATGCTCATACTGGTTCTTGGGTTATTCAGAGTGCTAGTGGTGGGTTACAGGAAGCTATTTGTTCATTAGGTTCTGCTGGCGGTGAAGTTTGGGTTACCCAACCTATTACATTATATGCTAATGTAACTACTTGCAGCAAGACTACTGTTAAAGTAACTAAACAAGCTGCTTCTTTAATAAGTGGACCTTATACTGTACTTGGAACTAATTTAAATCAAATAGGCTATTCTACTGTTAGTAATTCATCTATTGACTATGAGGGTGTAGCTCCTGCGAATGGTGCTCAATTTGAATGGCACTTTAATGATACTACACAGGGAGTAGTAAATTGGATGTATGTAGGTGCAGCAACATTACCTCTACCTAATAATCTGTTAGCTGAGTATAAATTAATATACCAAGATATAGGAGCAGACTCGCCTGGTTCTACTCTTAAAGGTGTTACTGTTGACTATAGATTAGAAGCAGGGCAGGGGAGAACTTGCTTTGCTTTCTGGTGTAATGCTACTGCTGAGAATAATTGGATTCCAAGTACTAGTGGTGGTGGTCTTGTAACTAATGGGCCTATTGGTGCTGGGCTTAATGCTTATAGCAAGAAAGGAGGATATGTAGCCGCAGCTTTATTAACTGCAACTGCTGATACAGTAGCTGCAAGTAGTGTTAGCGGAATGGAAATTAATGTGTCAGCTAATGTAGCTGGTTGTCAGGGAAAAGCTGGTATTCTTATAGTAGATTTCTCAACACAACCAGTAGCCTTTGGATCTTCAGCACATTATGGTTTAGCTATAACTACTACTGGCGGGGCACAAGGATTTCAGTTTGGTATTAACATCTCTAACGGAGTGGCTAATGGTGGCTCGATAATAGTAGCTACTAATACTCCTACTGTAGCTAATGGAATTGATTTCCTCGGTTGTAGCTTTTCTGGTTTAGCTTTTAGAAGTCCTGGGTTTAATGTTAATGGTGCTGGAGATACTAATGTTAATAATCTTACTATAAATGTACTTCCAAAATTTGCAGGTAATAATTCTACTGGTTCTGGGAGTGCTGCTTTAGGAACTAATTGTCCAGCAGTAACTCTTACAGCACCTTATAAATGGATAGAAGTATTTACAGCAGATGGGAGTGCAGCATGGATTCCGGCTTGGAAGTAGCTTCTGAATATCTCTTAAGCCCTGAAGAATCTAGTCTTATTCAGGAAATTATTGGAGATGCAGAGAAACGTATTTCTATAATAATACAACTTATATGTAGACAACAGAGACTTAATGGGACATATAGGCTTAATGCTGAGAGGACTAAACTATGCTCCAGCTAACTACTAATGATATTGTAAATAAGCTAGTCACTAAAGACTTAGATCTAAAGGGTAGACGTGTTATTAATGCAGCTAATTCTAAGGATGCTCAGGATTATGTTACTCAATATGAATTACAGAATAATCTACCAGCACCTGGATTAAATACTCTAGGAGGGGTTAAGCAAAGTGGTAAAATTCCTCATAAGTGGGTAGCTTATATAGATGGGCAGGGAAATCCTGTCTTAACTCAACCTGCCTTTACAGATATTAGTGGAACACTTAGTTTAAAACAACTACCTAGTGATCCTGCTGTAGCTCATCAGTTTGTTACTAGTGTTAATACCAGCGGCGCGGTGTTAAGGGCACAACCTGCTTTTAGTGATTTGAGTGGATCTATAGCTGTTGGGCAATTACCAGCTACTGTACTTCCTATAGCTGCACAGCAAGTAGTAACAGGATCTAGAGCTTTAGGTGGAAATTACCAAAATGCTACAGGGAAACCAATGATAGTCACTGTGAGTAGTGCTTGTGCTCAAAATCAGGGTATTACAGTATTTTCTGATGCGGCTGCTAGCCCTACAACTCAAATTACTAATGTTTATAATACTTTAGCTGGTACAGTCTACTTAGCAGTCACTTTTGTTGTATTAGCAAATAACTGGTATCGTGTAGGTGTAACTGGAACACCAACTTTATCATTGTGGACCGAGTGGTACTAACATGGGTAAAACTAGGGGGCAGGTTAAGTCTGATATACAAAACAACTTAATAGAGTTGAACTATAACTTCTATAGTGATAATGATCTGAACAATAGTGTGCAAGATGCTTATGATGATATTGCTATACTAACTCAGTGTATACAGAAGAACGTAACTCTGAATTGGATTAGTAATTTGAGCTACTATGACTTCAAAGATAACATGGGAGTAAGTGATTATCTAGGTACTATTGCTATTTTTAATCAGGTTACTAATTTATGGTTGCGGGATGACTTGAGTCTTAAAGATTTTGATAGGATCAGGCGTGATTGGGAAAAGTGGATTGGAACACCTTTATTTTGGGCACCCTCAGATTTTAAAAATATTGGTATCTGCCCAAAATATTCCGCAAATAATATCACATATGGGGCTTTTGCAGCGAGTGCTTTTGATTCTAATTCTTATTGGGTTGATAATTCTGCTACGACGCCGTTAGGTAGTTTTATTCTATACTACTGGGCTTTAGCACCGGTTTTAACTAGTGATAGTGACAACTTCCTAATAGCTAGTGATAAAGTGAGTGCAATAACAAAATATGCTACTGCGGATTTACTTGAGCAGGCACAAGAGTTTAACAAAGCACAGACTTTTTGGGGACCATACCAAGCTGATGTTGAGGATTATAGTGATAGAGTAAAAAGAAATAACAAGGCAGATCTCTTATTGAGACTCTAGGAGGATAAAATGCTTGCAGTCAACATGGTGTTTTTAGTCCTGGCACTGATATGCTTCTTGCTGGCAGCCTTCGGTGTTCAGTTCCAGAAAGTTCAACCTGGTTGGTTAGGTCTATTCTTCTTTGCGCTGATAGGATTACTGAAGTGAATCTTTGGACAGATGCTACTATAACCAGATTCTCGCAGGAAGGTGAGAATGAATTCGCTGAGGACTTTCCTTGTATTCTCACTAGAATGAGTCTACCAGTAATTCAAGCACAGGCTCAGTATGTCTTACCAGACAGTATACGGAGTATCCGGCGGATTACATGGAAAGGGTTCAAACTAGATCCTCTTGGGCAGAGAAATATGAGAGAGGTTTTTAATTTTGCTACTCAGATATCTACACCTTATTGGTATATATTTAATAATATAGGTGCAAATACTATTCAGTTTTTTCCAATTCCAGACCAGACTATAAATCCAAGCGGCGGTAACCTATACAGTGATGCTATACCAACTGATGTTATTATAGAGTACTTTCAGCTTCCTGATTATGTTAACTATACAATACCTCAATACTTTAGGCGCCGGCTACTTAAGACTTATGTGATGAAACAGTGCTTTGGTGTAGAAGGCGCCGGTCAGAATTTAAAGAATAGGGACTATTTTACTAAGAGGTGGGGACAACTTAAAGAGCTGTATGGTGTATTTCTGGATGAGATACACAACAAGAGTAGGAAGCTCTGTCTGAATGGTATAACTAGTAGTCAGTTCTTCCCACATAGTCCGATACTACCTGTTAGTCGGTTTGGTGTGGGGATAGATGATGGCTACTGATTCTAATCTTTACTACTATCGGCGCTACCTGGAAGATCCTTATACACCAGTGGAATCTAATACTCAACAACAGGCTGCTTCACCACAAGCACCTGATCCTAACTTATGTTACTACAGGAGGTATTTAGATGATCCGGCTACCTGCCAGTAAATTCTTGATTGTAGAAACAGAACAGATTGAGAAATTTGTTACAGATATTAACCAGATTAAAGAAAGTTGGGAGATGCGGATATTGAACTTAGAGGATAGGGTAAAGAAGTTAGAGCAGCAGCTTAAAGGAAAGGTAGCAACACCGCGTGCCTGAAACCTTATTTATTAAAGACTTTAGTGCTGGTTGGACACCTAGCGATGACGTTGTGAATGGACGGCCTAATGCTATGCTCCAGATGGATAATTTAGAGCTAGATAAGAATGGTGCGCTGCAACTTATAGGTGGAACCAGGGTAAAGCAAAGTGGATTTCCAGCCACTGCACATACTTTATTTTCTAGATATATTAATGGTACTAGACATGATTATTCTGCTCTTACGAATGGAAGTGTTTGGCGTGATAACACTAGTATCATGATAGGAGGAGATTCACAGAATGCTGCTTTTGGAACAGCTTTTAACTTTACACTGATTTGCAGTGGAAATAGCAGGTGGAAAGATACAGGTACTACCTTAGAAAATCTAGGAGTAACACCTGTAGGGGTGCCAAGTGTAGCTGGTAATGATACTTGTTTTACACACTTTATTCCACATCTCTCTAATATTGTAGTTCCACCTGGGCAAGGTTCTGCTACTGCCAGTGGTAGTTTACTTCAGCTAACTACTAATTCTAGTGGAGTTGCTATTGTACAATCTTACAATGTAGCTGGTATACCTTTTAACTATACGCAGTTGACTGGTGCTTCAAATTCTGGTACTATGCTTGATACTGATATTGTCTATATATTACTTAATAATTTCTACTTAGCTTCTGATGGATTTCAGATAGACTTTCTACTTGATGTACCAAACGCTACAGGTGACCAGGTTAGTGATTACTACTCTTATAATACAGGAAGTGGTGGAGGAGCAAATCAAGTTAGTGTCGATATTTTTGCAACTGGTATTCAACTTAAAATTCAACGTGGAATGTTTACTCGATATGGTACTGCTACTGGACTCTCATGGTCTACAGTTTATGGTGTTAGGATTTCTTTCAGTACTACTAGAGTTGCACCACAGACACTTTCCATAGGTGTGGAAGCTGGTGGTATAGCTTTCAAAGGTGGTACTGCTACTCCTCTTGGAATTTGGGATTATGCTCTGATGGGGGTAAATAATACAGGATCTTATTTAGCTAAATCTGTGTTAGGGCCTGTTCTTTCTAATATAAATACGCAAGATTACTACACTATAACTAAACTAGCTTGGGCTGCACCTTCTGATCCACAGATTACTGAAGTTTGGATCTTCCGTCGTAACGCCGCAGCAGGTGGGAGTATAGGTGGGTTAAATCAATGGTATAGGGTAGGAGTAGTACCTGTAGGAACTACAACTTTCTGGGACAATACTCTAGATCAGACTGCTTTAAATCTAGATATAACTGTTAATCCAAATCTGGTTTCTATCACAGCTAGTTCTATAACAGATAAAATTTATGATATAGTCGGACCTATTGAAGGGCGTTGGTATTACTTTACAACTAATTTTATGTATCCCTCAGATATTAATGATCCTGATCTTGTTGATACTTCACTTGCAGTACGGACTAGTGGAAGTTCCAGTGAGCTGATCATGTGGGCACGAGCTGTAAGTGCTGCTGTGGTAGTAGTAGGAACTAATGTAGATTGTTATTTGCTGACTGGTACTTTCACAACATTTCCAGATAACACTATTGATATTTATTATCAATCTCTTGGTGTAAAGTTTCCCCCTATAACTTATGATGCTGTGAGTTACGGTGGTGCTGTATATTATATTAGTAGTGATGGTTGGAGAATGGTTATGCCTACTAGTTTTGGTACAACTTATGCTAACCAGAATAACCAACTTATAGTTGCACCAAATCTTGATAGGCTCTATAATGGTGAAGTTTGCTATGGATACTCTCCGGCTAATCTTCAAATAGCCCCTGGAAGTATTCGCTATCCAGTAACTATAGGGCAGAATAAACTTTGGTGTTTTATTACCGGTACAAGCCGGTGTGAAGTATATGATTTTGTTAGGCAATATTGGAGGACTTTTAACTATAACTTGGGTGATGCTACTGCTGTGACAGCAACTCAGGATGGACAAATCTTAGCTTTCTATGGGGATTTAAAAACACGGGAGATAGGAATTCAGGGTAATAAGCTAGTTGACAATACTACTCAGCAGACTATTAACTTACTTCTACCTTATAAAGATAACGGTAAACCGCGACAGAGGAAGGATACTTATACTTTCAAGTCTAGGTGTTTCACTGGGCAGGGTAGTTTTACTGTTAGGTTAATAGATGAGAATAACGCTTCTTACTCCATAGGAACGATAACTTCTGGTTCTGTGATTACAGAGAAGTTTTTGGATGCTTCGCAGGCTATAGGGCAGAATCGCCCAAAGTCTTATCAGATAGCTATAAGTGGACAGTCTTCTGACTTTAGTATAGAAGATTTCTCAATAGATTATGATGCTAGACCTATACCTCTAACTTTTCTTCGTATTTATCCTTCTAACATGGGTAGTGCTACTCAGAAGCGGCTTAGAACTTGGCCCCTGGTTATAGATACACTTGGAAACAATGTAGTCTTTACACCTGATGTTGATGGTGTTCAACAGGCATCAACAACATTCAATACAACATATAAGAAGACTGTATTTCACTTCTTCACTACAGATATATTTGGTACAGATTACGGTGGGACACTTTATGATTCAGCAGGACTTATGGAAGTTTGGGATAACGGTATTACTAGTGGAGGATTAAGTCCTGATATTGTTCAGAATTTACCTATAGCTCATGAGTTTGATCAGGTTGGACCTATAGAAATATTTCGGTATGGTAAGATAGCCAGGATGGCGCTTAGAACTATGAGTCAGGGAACTCCTATACCTTTCAAGATTTATATAGGTGATACTGCAACTTACACTGGTAATTTCAATGTAAACCCGGGTAAAGAGGATGAATATGTTGTAGATTTACCTAAAGGTGTAAGTGGAACTATTATGAGGATAGAACTTGGTCCCTGCGGGTTTACTTTTAACAGATACTACATGAAATTCCAGGTAGCTATAAGTGGTGCACAGAAAGATACTGAATTACAGTGGATAACTTATCCTGGTATAACTAGTCAACTAGCCGGTGGGATTTAGATTTTAGGGAAGGAGAAAGTATGGCACCAAATCCAGATGCAGGATTATATACAGGAATAGCAGCAGCACTAGCAGGTGCAGCGGGGGCTATACCAACTACCGCTTCAGGTACTACAGATCAGAATACAAGTTCTACTCAGAATACAAGTGGAACTTCAGCTAGCTCTACTGATCTACTTAACTTTCTTCAGACTCTGATGCAAATAAGTGGTGCTACACAGCAAACCACTACAGGAACTACTAGTGCTGTTTTAACTCCAGAAGAGCAAGCTTTGATGTCTAAGCTTGTTAGTCAGGCTGGAGGATTACAGGCTCCTAGTTTAGGAGGATATGTAGCTGGACAAACTGCTAATATTAATGCTGCTGCTGATGCTCAAAGTAAAGCTGTGGATGCTATCATGGCTTCCAGGGGTCTAAGTACTAGTCCTGTTGCAGCTACAGCACAAGGTGGAGTACAGCAGAATAGGATTAATCAAATAACAGGTATGCAACAACAAGCACCACTTTTACTTAATCAGCTACAGTTAGCCAACCTAGCTGGTGCAAGTAATTTATTTGGTCAGCTACCTAAAGGAACAACTACCACAGGTACTCAAGCTGGAACAAGTACTCAAACTCAAACCGGGACTCAAACTGGGCAGCAAACCGGAAGTACATTAGCAAATCAATCTGGAATGCAGACAGGAACATCAGCTACTACAGGAACTTCAACACAAACTAAACCTGGAGGATTAGCTGGTGCTTTAGGTGGTGCTGGAAGTGTTCTAGCCAGTGTTTTACCTTTCTTATTCTTATCTGATGCTAGGCTAAAGACTGAGATTAAAGAGATTCCACAAGATAAAGCTATAGATAAAATAAGAGCACTTAGGAGTGCAGAGTGGGCTTGGAAGGGCGGCGGGTCCGGGGATAAGAATATCGGGTTTATAGCTCAAGATGTGGAGAAAGTTCTACCTGATCTTGTTAAAGAAACCCCTATAGGTTATAAAGCTATTAATTACGCTGGTATAATCCCTTATCTTGTTGGAGCTGTTCAGAATCTTGACAAGCGGGTCGGAGGTTAACTATGGCTCAAGAACAAGCTAATATGATTGTTGAAGCTTGGCTCAGGGGTCTTCAAGGTGCTCAAGCTGCAAGTCAATTCAAGAAAGAACAAGAATTTAGGGAGAATGAACTTGCAGAAAGAAGACAGGAACATGAGAATACTTTAAATCTAGAAAGTGCTCATTTTGATGCCCAACAGAAAGCTGCTGAGAAACTTTTTGAGTTACAAAAATCTGAAGCAGAATCTAATCAGGCTCAGAAAGAATTAGCTCAGGTTCAAGCTTTCCAACAAACAGGAATAACTCCTTCAGGTGCAGCAGTTCAACCAGGACTAGCACCTGCACCACCTTATCAGGCACCTATTTCAACTTTTAATCCACAGACTGGTCAAATTACTTTCCCACAGGAGAATAAAGTAGCTCCTTTAACTCTGACAGGGGCAGAAAATAATCAGGTATTCTTTCCAAATACAGGTAGAACATATTCTGCGCCGCCGTTAAGTTCTAGTCCAGCGGTACTTCAAGCCGCAACAGTAGCTAGACAACAGGAAGCCGCTAGGATTAGGGAACAGCAAGCACAACAGGCAGCAGAATTTCTTAGACAACAACAACTTAATGCTGAAACTCACCAGAATCAAAAAGATCTAGAGAATCTACGAAACGCACATGAGTTAAACTTAGAGCAACTTAAGTTAAAGAATCAGAAAGATATAGATGCTACTAATAATGCTGTAAAGCTACAGATAGCTAAGATGGCTCATATGAGTTTAGGTGGTAGCTTTGGCGGGGGTACTTTTGTTACTGATGAGAATGGTGATGTAACTTATCAACCTACTGATACTAGTGTTATTGGTAGTTTACTGCAAAGAGGATTTCAAGGTCAATTAACACTTGAACAGGTTAAGAAGATGTATCCTAAAGCACAGGATTTTGAGCAGATTTCTCAGGCAGCGGACGGCGCAGGGATACAATTCATGACAGATAAGCAGAAGCAGAATTTTGATAACCTTAATAATCTAGCTAAGGTTCTACCTGATTTATACAATTTACATAAAATAAGAAATGATAACTGGCTACAACTTCAATTACCATTCAGCCCTGCTAGTAGAGACTTCAGTAGTACTAAAGATAGGGTAGAAGCTTCAGTACCTACTATGATTAAAGCTCTTACTGGGCTTACTAGGTATAATACTGCTGAAGCTGAGAAGATTACCAGAGGTTTAATTCCTAATACTAATATATGGACTTCATCAGCTTCTGAAGAATCTAAGAAGTTTAATAACTTTGTAACTCATGATATTCAGGATGCTTTCAGGGAGGGTTTAGGAAATCTTCCGCAAAAACAACAGGATCTTTATAGAACTCAATTAAATTTACCTGATTTAACTAATGCTACTTATGCTCCTGGTGTGGAACATCCAACACCTAAGGGTTTTACGCCGCCTAAAGTTCCCATGCCGGCACAAAGTGCTCCTAGCAAGGTTATAGTATTTGATAAGGTTAGAGGACAACCAGGAACTATAGACTCAGAGCAAGTAAAGAAACACCCTGAGAGGTATTCTGTTCTAGGTACACCAGCACAGCAGTAGGAGTTTTGAGATGCCACTAGATCCGGATGACAAGAAACCAACTATAACAGATGATGACGATGGTTTTGTACCTCTAGGTGGAACTTCTAGCAGACCACTAAGTCTTGGAATCCCACATGCTCCTGGGCTAGCTAATAGTCCTAATTTCAGCCCGGATACGATTTTAAATAAAACTATAGATTTTATTCGTCCGTTCATAGGTAACACTGCTGGTTCTTTAGCTGCTATCCCAGGTGCTGCTGTTGGTGGGCCTATAGGAAGTTTCGGTGCTGAAACACAAGGGTATGCTCTAGCTGATACAGCTCTAAAATATCTTAAAACTGAACCTCCAGGTTCTTTAGGTGAATCTCTTACTGATAGCGAAAGAGATGCTCTTATTAACGCTGTAGGTGGTAGAATTATTGGAAGAGTTTTTAAAGTTGGTCAGGCTATACGTAATGCTAATATGCCTGAGATTTATAAGATGTTTCCAACTACCTCACAGGCTCTAGAGAACTACGGGTATCATAAACTTGCAACCACAGCTAAACTATTCGAGGATCTGGGGTCACCTGGAAGTAAATCTACTGCCCAGGCTCGAAGTGGTTTTCAATCCTTTATGCAGGCTCTTCAACTATCTAAAGTTATGAATGGTAGAGATCCTTTATTAACTAATGCTGATCCTGCACAACTTTATAAGTCTATCAGAGAGCAACTTGCAGAGGGACTTACACCAGGAGTTCAGCCAGGATCTAAACAATTCCAGTCTAAACTTCACTATGCTAGTCAAGAAGCTTTGAATTTACTTGAGGGAGGTCAAAATCCTTTCCAGGCACTTGATGATGTAATTTCAAACCGGGGTAAGTTAAATAAATACTTAAGTCTAGGACAACAATATGCTGCACCAGGATCTAACTTACGTGGTGATTTACAAGCTTACCAGTGGACTAGAATGTTTAATCAAGCTACTAAACAAATAGCCCCTGGGCAAGCTAGAGTAAATCCTGAGATTCTTAACAGTATTTGGAATAAGCCAGAACTACAAGGATCGCTAAATGATCTTTATGGTGCTGGAATTAAGAAGAATCTGGATGAATTTATAGGTAAAGTTCTTCAAGTTCAAGATAAACCTATAGGAGGAGAACTTGGAGCAAAGCTTAAATATATAGGTGGTGGATTCTCACTTGCAGGGGGACTTGCTACTATGTTAGGAGTTCCACAAGGTGCTGTTGTAGGTTCTCTTTATATACCTACCGCCGCGATGGGTAAGATTCTCACCAGTACTCCAGAGACAGCTAAATATCTTACTTCACTACTTGAAAGTGGCGGGCAACAATTATCTATGAACAAGCAGATTGCTTCACGAGCTATATTTAATGCTCTGCAAGGATCTTCTATAGCTCTTATGGATGATAAGGGTAAGAAGACTTGGGGTAAAGTTGCTAAAGAACCTGATGGTGGCTGGCAGTTATTACCTGAAAAATAAAGGAGATTAAGAGTGGCTTTTGAGATGGAGTTCCTAGGGGACTCTAGTTGTGTTCAAGCCGCAGGTTGGAAGGGAGAGAATCTTGTTGTTCAATTTCAAGATGGTACTATATATACCTATGAGGGTGTAAGTCAACAAGCTTGGGTAGCTTTCAAAAGATCTACTTCTAAAGGATACCACTTTAATACTAGAATCCGTAATGTTGGTTATAACTACTATCAGGGTACACCTTCCGAACCAACTAACATAGATCAGAAGTTCTTCGAGCAAGTCCTTGATCAAGCTGTTCAAGTAACAGAGGAAGAAGCTTAATCCTCCCAACCAAAGAATTCCTCAATCTCTCCTTGAAATCCACACTTTAAACATCTAGCTACAGTTCCACTATCAGAATAACCAGTTTCAGGATCTTTTCCATAATCATATTCTTTAGTTACAAATTCTTCTGAACTACACTGTGGACACCTAGGTGTTTCTTCAAGCTTAACCAAGATAAAATCCATCCTTTCTAGCTTCTTCCCAGTTAGTGTATTCATAAAACTTGCCGGCAAAGTAGATCTTGATAAGTAGCTCAGGTGGACCCGCCGGGTCAGGTTTTAGTTCCAGCTCCTTTTTAGTACTTTCCGGCTGGTGTTCTTCCCTGACCCGACCGCACGTTAGACACTCCCCCTTGGTTCCTTTGCTAGCTTTGAAATTAGAACACCCACTCACCTCAACATCTCCAGTGCTATTTGTGTTAATTTCCAGTACTCCCCATCCTTCATCATGTGAACCTGTAACATCCCTGCTTCCACTAAAGCATCCCTAGCTTTATCTAGTAGGGTTATATCCAAGTTTTGCCAGTGGGCACGAACTATACTCTTTCTAGAAAGCAGGTTATCTTTAGCTGTGGACAGTTCAAGAACAATCACACCGCCTACACTACCTAAATCTGTCTTTGCGTTACTCATAGTAAACATGTTGTAGTTTTTGACTAAACTCAAACATTCCTCAATCGATTGTTCAATGTGATCTTTCCTAATACACCTAGTAAGATCGTTAGCAGCAAGTATCATACTTAACTTTAGCACGTGAGTATGTACTCTTCCAATAAAACCTGTAGTCTCTTTTCTCTTGTTGTAGTCATTTCTGAATGGAATGTACCACGATTCGTATTCTGCTATAGCTTCCTCCACAAAACCAAATTCACCGGTGACTTGAGCTACTTTCTTCAGGTGCTGTACAACGTGCTCTTTACTTTCCTTCCTAGCATCATGATCCACTCGAAGCAAACTATTAGGCTCACGAAATTCATCAGGCATTATAAGTAAGGTCCGGGCAATAAATCCGCCACCTACAATAGCATCATTAAAAAATCCTTGCAGCATCTTTTCATTACTAGCAGAAAACATTGAAAATACAACCCGTGTTAAGTCAAACTTGGGTCCGGTTCGTAGCCTATGTTGATATGGTGTAGGCTTATAATCATATATATCTGTAAGTATCTTAATACCTTCTACATTATTCACTATACCAGCACTAAGCTCAGTTGAGAAAAAAGTAGCTGAGTTACACTTTACAAGCTTCCCGTGATTATCAGTCTCAGCCACAGCTAACTCATCCAGAATACCTTCAACAGAAGCACGACCAGCTATAGATTTTATACCTGAGACACTAGTAACTAACCCCTGGCTTAATTCAACAGGGGCATTTTTTCTATGGCCCGAGCTTTCAGCCAAAAGCATAATATAGAGATTAGGGAAGAGGAAACTATCTCCGAATTTAAGATAGCAACGGTCCCGCATAACTGACGAAATCGTTGAATAACTACTCCACTTCCAAAAACTTGTTGGACTTTCATTACGTTCTGTGTGGTTAATAACTGCACTGATGAAGTTTTCAGCCACATCACTCCTATCCCTCCCGGACTTTTAGTCCACTAAGAAGCTTTAGTCTTTATAGCTACTAGCTTATTAATATGTAGCATTAACCTAACTCGCTCACTAATTTCCTTATCTACTTTCCTATAGTTAGAAGTAGCTTTAAAGTAGTTATAGTAAGCATCCATACCATCCTGTGTAGGTTCTATTTTATTACCATCACGCTTAACCCAACCACGTTGCACAAGACTTCCTAGTGTACTCATACTATAGTGTCCAAGTTCTGATACAGTCACTACGTTATTAACAACATACTTGAGAGTTCCATACTGATGCGCTGTCACTGTCTTACCTCCTTATTATAGTGGGTGAGGATTCCATCAATCATAGAGACAGAATCATTGAGGAACTTTTGTTGTTCTCGGAGTTTAACTAAAAGCTGAGAGACTGTCATCTCGCCGTTACTTAAAATCGGCCCGGCGGCTACTCTTAAATCCCTAACAGTTTTAGGAGCAGGAAGTAACCTCTGTTTTTTCTTACGAACCCAACCATCTTCCTTCATATGCTCCCACTGGTGGACCCTTAACTTGCTTAGATTATCAAATATTAGTAAGCATCTTTGACACCGAAATTTACTACTTATACTATCAGGATGATACTTCCACCTATGCTGACTTAACTTACCTATACTACTGAATCTCTTGGAGCAGTCTTTACATATATAAGGCATTTAATTAGCATCTCCTCTAGTTTTTAGTAGCAGCAAGCTCAGAGAGCTGTACTTCCTTTAAATCTTCCTCAAACCAACTTTCACCAATAGCTACCTCACAAGGTATCACAAGTTGTAAATCTCTAGAGAGTGTACACTTCCTGAAGTCTATAGGTTCACTCTCAACGTTCCGTTTGTATAACTCAGCAAATTCTAGCTCTCTACCCTTAACAACCTCAGCCAGAATACCATCATGACCTTCCTCTAGCAAGTGTGCCCAGGAGTAGATACTGCTATCACAGAATGTGCGTCCTATACCAGCAAATTTAGTCTGGTCACTAACTATAGCCTGAGGTAAAAAACTAATACCTTCATTATAAGTTTCTCTCTCAATCCTATCATAAAAATCTCTACGCCTACCATTCGGAGCTATCAGACAGTGCTCAGGTGCATCCAGAGCATTCTTAATTCCACTGTGAAATCCACGCTTGATTTCAGGTTGGAAGCTGTGAAGTTTATCTAGAATATCCTTACATTCTTTAAGAGGTCGTTGTGTCATCATTACAAGTCTATCCGGTCCCATATTACGTTCAGCAGCATGTCGAACAGTCTTAGACATATGATATCTATCTACACCATCCACTAGAGTATTCTTCTTGATTTCATCAGGCTTACAGTTGTAAAGCCAAGATCCAGTGAGCCTGTGAATACCCGGCGGGTTGAAAATACTCATATCCAGGTTTCCACTTAAAACCCGGTCCACACGAGCTTCAGCAGAGTTTAAATCACACTCAACAAAAACATAACCACGGCTAGGTACAAAGATACTTCGTAGATCCTTCCCATAAGTCATACCGTCAATAGTAAATCCATGCTTACCAATAGTCTGAAGGCTGTGACCAAGATTAACCAGAAATACCTTATTTCCCTCCAGTACTATAATCTGATCCGTAGTCTTACCTGCACTGGTTCTAGCATTCTCAGTTCCAGTCAGATTATACTCACACCTAAAGCGCCCATCAGGATAAGCTGGTAGCTCAAGTATTTCTAGAACTTTCTTAACTTTCCTAGCTCCTAGGATAGCTGCAAGTATTACAGGTCCAAAGTTCGGACTGCGTTCCGCGATACCATGTACCAGAAGATAGTCTAGAGACTCCTCATCTGTACTAGCTTTACCATCCTTAGTGGATTTCATCCCACGAAGTTTCTTATAACCCAACTCATCAAATATAGCATCATGACACTGTTTATGGCTGAGAGGATTAAAATAATCCCAACCTAAGAGCTTCCTACACTTTAACTCTTGAACATGGAACAAGCTCTCGTACCTAGCTAGAAGCTTCTGACGCTTCTCATCATCAATCCTGAAACCTCTATCCTCCATCCTTCTATAGATAGGTAGGATAGTTATTAGGTTATCGTAAACCTGCTTGGTTCCAAGTTCTATCAGCTCAGGTTTTTGTTTCGTGTAGATTTGACTTGTAGCTAGGGAATCTTTAGCGTTGTATAAGTAATACCGATCCCGCTTACCCTTCTCAGGGTCAAACTCTTTACCCTCATCTTTAAAGTAGGGAAGTTCAGTGTAGATACTTGTTAGAAAGCCTAGGTTCTTAGGGAACTCACAGTAGAGTGTTGAGGAAGCAAGCATGGTATCTCCAACTACATTATTAACTCTGAAGCCCCAACGTTCTAGTATCTTCCAATCATATTTTATATTCTGGTTTACCTTAGGTACAGGTGAGCGGAGTATCCTGTCAACTAGTTCAACCATCAGTGCTCGCTGATCTACTTCTATAGTAGAATCTAAAATAGGTATACAGACAGATTCAAATCCATCAAAGCAGAAGCTTATACAGATAGGTATTTGGAGGTAGGTTTCAATATCAAAGACTAGAAAGCCTTCTCTATCCATGCACTCTTTATAAGCTCTATCCAGGTAGGCTCTTAAAGCTGTTGAAGAACGGGCTACCCATATGTTATATTGATTATCAGGTATAGGATCATTATTTAAGTACTTATGTATTTTACTAAAGTCAATACGACTTACAGCACGTAACCTGTACTCTTGATTCAGGTAGGGGTAGGGACCAAGAATAGGTAGAACTTTCAGATTCTCCTGATTAACACTTAGTTCTCCTATAGGTGAGAGAACAGACCCTCTGAATTTCCGGATGTTAGTTAAATTTGTAAGATAGCTAAAACTCAACTCGCCTAGTGGTATCAGAAGGTTAGGCTTGATTTCATTAAGTTCTTCCAGCAGAAGTGGTCCATAAGTCTTCTTAAGAGATCCTACTGCGGATTCAAATTTATCTTTATCCAAGCTAGAATCCGGTGCCTTTTCTTTTATAAGGCAAGTTCTATAGAAATCCTCAAGAGTAAGTTTCTGCTCTTTACAAAAGTTACGCAGCAAATCTCCACTGTAACCAGTGAGAGAATAACCAGTCTCAAAATCTTTACCCTGAGGGAAATCAGCTATAAAAGCTGCTTTAGAATGTACTGGACCAAAGCCTTTTATCATTAATTTTTGCTCTCAGTTTCAGCTATAAATTTCTTAAGAGTAGTTATTATATTCTCCTTATTAGAATCATATACGAAGAATACAAAGTTATATCTATCTCCTGTAGCTGAATTATGATCTGAGATTACTGCACTTATCATACGAGTTATTTTATCCAACACTTTTTTAAGTAGATCCCGATCTTCCATTTTTACTCCTGGGTTTCATCCCGCTGTTACTAAAAATCCAAGCCGCGTCCGGTGGTAGGATCAGTTCCAACTCCCATTAACAATCCTAATTCTAGGTCTTTGCAGAGCCTTCTTCCGATATTGTATACCTTAGACTCTAGGTTTTTGTGCGCGCGGCTTCCCCATTACGTCAGCGTGGTTGAATACCTAACTTTTCTTCAATTCTAGTTACTCTGCTATCAAGCTCTAATACTTTACCAGTTAGAAGTTCCAACTTGTCTTCAATTCTATTCAGTCTTCTATCAATAACTTGAAACAAGATACCGAATAAGACACCATTAAATAGGATATTGATAACAACAGGAACTCCAATGGCAAGATAAAGTTGAGAGTCAGTCATAGAGTACTCCTACTAGAAACCAGGAGCTTGTGCCCCGTAACCTTTAGTGTGGAAACTATTAATAACGTTAACTAAGTGTCCATTCACTGTTTCTACTCCCCATGCTGCATCAAAGGGTTTGTGAAGTATAGAATCTGTATCAAAAGCGTAATCTTTAGCTTCGATCTCACGACCGTTGATAACAGAATCTAACATCAGGAAATCAGATTGAGGGAAGAACTGCATATCCCCCATTAAATTAGCATTGCTAGATTCTGAGTTAAAGATGACAGTACGAGTTTTCCCCTTGTACTTTCCTTCTGTGATTTCAATATCCACAAAGTAGTTGACAGACTTTCCACTGCTAGAGTTTTTAGGTCCAGCAATAGAAACAACTTGAGAGGGGTATATGTTCGCTGGTACTACCGTGGTTTGTAACGCGTCAGCTGCTGTGAATGCGATGATAGGCATTTGGTGTTTTCTTCCTTTTGGATTTTAGTTACTTAACTGCTACTTCTGATTCTACCCTAGTTTTATTTACTAAATCCAGAGTAAACTCCCTAAAATTTCTACCGGTGATATTATGCTTACCCGGCTTCAGACCAGGGAAACTAGTACAGGCAAGCTCACCTACGTATTCTACAAAAAATTGCTCTTGTCTATCTATGATTTGTCTGTCAAATCTGAATATGTGATCAAAATTTAGGCTGAGTACAGATTCTACCTTAGGCCGGAGTGCAAGTTTCTCACCTACTACTATACTATCAGCATACTGTAATCTATTTCCAAAGTCATCCTTAGGTTTATCCCACTTATCTTCTATATGTGCTGTAACTATAATATTAAGTGGTAGTGCTTTAAGGAAGGACATAAGATTAGCCATTCCGGTAATCTCAAAGTTGTAATCTTGTGGTCCAGCTATCTCTAATACACCTATTTTACTTCCCTTACCCTGTGCATGTGTAATAGGTATAGCATCTTGAACTAAATTACGAGCTACTGCTGTTGCACTATCTACCACATATGTTTCATAAGCACATTTATGTGTATCTATTAATACTTTAAGAGCTTCTAGTTCACTATTAACCCGCTCAAAAAAAGTCTTATCCTTTTCTAAAACTCTGGGAGGGAAGTAATCATAGTCTATCCGAGTTAAGTCTAACCAGGAGTTACTCTGGATTCCTTTTATCCTACCATCCACATCCAGAACTTTAAGCCTTTTACTAGTATTAGTGGAGAGCCAAGAGCAAGCCGCTACTGTCTTACCGCTGTGCTTTGGTCCCACGAAGAGACTCATAAACCTAGACTCAGGAGTTAAACTAGCTGCGTTTGGCATTCTTGACCTCAACCTTTAATCAGTAACTCTAGGATACTTCTCATCAGGAAGTGCTAAAGCCCACTGCATAAGATCCTGTGGCTTCTTATTCTTAGCTGTACTTCCAGTCATTTCTTCAAAGCATACAGCTAGAGCCATACCTAAACCTTGGAAGAAAGCTAAATCCACTTGCTGTTCAGCTACTGACAACATATAAGCTACAACCCGACGCGTGATACGTATAGAGACTTTATCCATTCTCATCATCCTCTATCCTGAATCTAGGTAGTTGTATCGGTGGTGGATCAAAATTCAGATCAGGACTTTCTTCAAGTGGCAGAGCCTCAGTCTTAGCAAAAGATTCTGTACCAAGGTACTGAGTAATCTCCAGGGCTTTACGGGCCATACGACCTTTTTTAGTATTAGAGCAGCTTAAACATCTAGGTTCAGCTCTCTTTAGATCCTGGTAGGTCATTAGGAACTTAGATCCACATATATTACACAAACTATATTTACCTACTACCAATTCCCTGTGTGAGTAGTGAGTGCAATCAGGTGCATTACACTTAAAGTAACCCGGTTTTGATTTATACTTGGCATAGGTATGCACATGGTTCAGACTAGGCATTTACTTATCCTCCTTATGATGATGCATTGCCTCATGGAGTTCAAGTAACAGTTTTATACGATTAAAGTAATTATCCATCTTTTCATCAATATGTTTTTCTAGCTTTTGGATACTTTCTTTAATCTCATTAATTCTGTTATTAACATCTGTTATTCGGCTGTTAGAGTAAATAAGTAAGCTAACAGGGATAACTACCGACATAGCAATTGTAAAAATCTGAGCATCATTCATAAGCTACCACGGCCTCCACACATTCTCATTAATCTTGAATAACCTAGACTCTTCCTTACAGGCTAAATCAGGATCAGTAGCTTCACAAAGTGGAGTATACCAACAGAAGCAAGGTCTATCCAGATCGTAAGTAAGTTTGCCTCCAGAACAAGCATTCCAATCACGTTCCGATTCCTGTTTATTGTTGAAAGCTTGTATTGTCTTTTTCATCCTGTGAAATATAACTATAAGCCGCTTGTGCCATACACTAAGTTCTACTCTATTCATATTAACTATCTGTCTCTGGAGAGTTATACCCTTCTCTATCTTATCAGATAGCCGTATGTAATTAAACATGCCCATAGGAAGCTTAGTGATAAGCATGTAGTTCTTCATCTGAACATTTCTATCGTACAGGTAGTAAGTCTTACCTTGGACTTTATGATCCATGAAGCAATCAAGTCCTTGGATTTTACCTATCAGGTCTATCCTACCTTCTAACACGAAGAGATTATCCTGATCCTCATAGATAGTTTCACTGAATCCGACTTCTACATGTTTCTCACTTAGTGGTTGAATATCATCTCGCTGATAGAATCCGGTGTAATCAACGATACGCTTTCGGACCTTCTTCCGAATCTTATCAGGTAGTTCTAGTGACTTAGGTCTGAAACTAGAACACCCTCTCTTCATCATAGCACAACGTGAACATTCTACTATACCTAAAGCAGGTATTTCTGTGTGATACTCCCGAGCACACCCGCACTCACATTGATCTTGATCCGGATTATAAGCATCCATCAGTAGCATAGTATCGTTGAGACCAATCCCACGAGCTTTACACTGATAATATATCTCTAGGAGCTTATGAGCATAAGATCCCATATTCAGAGATTCATCCTGCTGGAATCTTATAGGTACAAGCCGCTTCAGGTATTGATTAACCCACTTCTGCGGGCATTCTAAGTAGCAACTTATCTGGCTACTATCAACAGCAAGGGTAAATTTAGGCATTCAGTTAGTTTTTATCCTCTAGTTTAGTTTGTTCTAGTGCTTGCTTATCTTTTATAGCTTTTTCTAAATCCTTTTCTGCTGTGTTAAGTTTTTTGTATAGTAGGTCAAGTTGTTTGAGAGTTATTTTAGTTCTTTTCACAGAAGCTTCCTCTCTCCACCCTGATTCAGAGCCTGAGTAACCACCGCATCCCTAGCACTCTTTTCCCCAACATTGTGCGCTTCAGTAGAAGCACCAAGGAAGCTAACAGTATCAGTAAACTTAATTCTTTGATTAAAGAAGTCTTTGACTTTATCATAAAGTTGTATCCCTGTCTCATCACTTAGTTTGATTTTAGTAAAGCGTTCTTCCAAACCTACTGTAAAACCTTTCCAGAAGCTCATCTTGTAGGAAGCTGAAGGGTTAAGCTTCCATCCGGTTGCACAATCTCTTATACCCTGATTAAGTAGTACTTTAACTGTGTAGTCTACTATCTGGCAGTTAACCTTGAATCCGAAAAGCTTTACTTGATTAGCTCTATTAAAACAAGCATAACAACCAAAGCTCTCACCGATCAAACCTGCTATCATACAAAGCTTCTTAGCATCAAGATAGAATATAGGCCGATCTAACTTAAAATCAACTTCTACTATTTCCGGTTCCGCCCCATTAAATATAGCATCCTGATCTAAACTATACTTGAGCATAAGCTTCTGAGCCTGCTGCAACGCTAAAAGCTTCTCAGCTTCTGTAGCTCCTGAATCTTCAGAAAGAGCTATGAGCTTTTTTATTTTATCTATTACACTAGAATCCATCTTGATTAATCCTATCTTCTGGCTGTGAGGTACTTTTTTAGCTCACCTGTAGAGTGTAGCACAGGGCTTGAGTGAGTGCAAGGGGACACTTGGGAAGGGGTAGCCATATACCACTGACTCCCCTTAACCGGTTGCACAGTGAGGCTCTTAGCGCGTGTGTAAGGCACTCTAGACAGGTACTTTAGGCTACTCATTTCACCCCTACTCTTACCCTAGAGCGTCTAGGAGTGAAAATTCTTAGTTCCAGCAAGTTCATACTTAAACCTTAACTTCCTTATGTAGTCTGTTAACCCAATAGATAAACCTCTTGAGATTTAATTCTCCTAGCATAACATTAATATATTTGCCTGAAGGAAGTTTCTCTCTGATAGGTATTCTATTCACATGTTTTTCAAGATAAGCCATAAGTGGACTTAGCTGTGGGTTAGGTCCGAGTAAGTAAGCTTTAGGTGGTCGGCCCAGAGTTTTGGTTATTCTTCTTGGCCTCAGGAGTTTCTTTTTAGGCTTAGGCTTAGGCTTCATAACTTAGTTTATTTTAGACCTATTAAGCCTAGCAAGTTTTAAATAACAGTCAGGACACATAGCAATTGTAAACCATCTACAATCAGTATCTGAGCCATCACCTGACGTGTCATTACACTCCCAGACTTCATTACATTCTTGACATAAGTGTTTATGCATTAGAGTCTCGCCTGTACTGTTCTTTCTACTAGCTGTCTAAAGGAATCCGTATCAGTTTCTAAGTTCCAGTTATTATATACAGTTTCCCCTACAGCTAGTCTCTTGCTCTCCACAAGATCATACCACCACTCATCCAGGGTTCCCCTACATATTATGTACTCTACATTAGTAGGGTTTTTCTTTATGCTAAGATCAGGATTATAGAACCTGAACTCAAACTGTGATTCAATCTCCCCGTTCCACTGTCTCTCTAAGATTAGCACATTATCACAATAGTGGAAGTCCATTCCAACCCCGCCTGCTAGCATGTTAATAATTAGAAATTGTTGTGGGGCACTTTCCCACGACCGCATGATCCAATCTTTACGGTCTGAAGAATCCTCACCTGAGAGTTTAAAGCAGGAGTCTGCGCCACCTAAAGCTAGGAAGAGAGTATCTCGCACAGACTCGTGATGTATACCTATAGCATACTTAGCATCAGTCTCTGATCTACAATCTTCTAGGTAATCCTGTGACCAGCAAACTTTCATCAGACCACACAAGCGTCTTAGCTCAGTCATCTCAGCTAGAGAATCAAAAAAGGTAAGCTTGGCCTTACTGGCCAGTTTTAACTCTAGCTGATCCAGCACCTGATTGTACTTTTTAGCCAGAAGTGTTTTATCAGGATCTATCAGAGTGTAAAGTTTGTTAAGCTTTGGAAGATCCTTATACACATCTTCTTTCTCCCTCCGGATCATAAGTGTCGCGATCTCTTTTTTAAAGGAGGGGAGCATCCAATCCTTAACCCGGTTATACTTTCCAGTCTGGTCCTGAGTTAACCAGCTTCTACGGAATCGTTCCAGCGAGCTGAATTTCTCAGGTGAAACCAAGTTAAGAGGTACAAAGTACTCATCAGCCCGGTTTAAGATAGGAGTTCCAGTGAGTAGAACTATACCACAGGGTTTTAGACTGGGATCATCCTTTTCATCTGTGGAACCAGCACTTATAGTCTGATACCAGGAACACTTAGGACACTTGCTGGATTTGTATACAGTCTTTAGACCGATACGCTTATCGATTTTTTGGATGGATTTCTCAGTCCATTCCTCTTGACACTTAGGACAGGTAAACTTGATGGTCTGGGGAAGCTCACCGGTATTCTGAAAAGCCATGAACTCTACTAGAGCTTGACTTCTGTTAGAACCTGTGTTCTTGTAAGAGTGAGCTTCATCAGCTATAATCAGCTTAAAGCTAATCTTCCTGAGAGCCTCCTGCACAGCAGGCTTGGAGAAAGTATCCATACTGATAATATAAGCGGAGAAACCTGGAGGAATCCAAGCCTTAGAACCAATAATAGGAAAGATCCCATTGGGGAGTGTATCACACCATACTTTATACTCCCGGCACCACTGCCACAGATTCGCACCTTTAACCAGGATCAGTGCGGGTGTGCGCTCCTTATAAGAGTTAGCTAAAGCTAGAAGTGCTTGTGGAGTTTTCCCAAGACGCATCTGATCTCCTACTATACAGTTGAAATCAGATTCTAGTATAAACTGGACTCCGTCTTCCTGGTAGTGTCTGGCAACTTTACCGGAACCATCTTTAGCCTTAAAATCTAGGTTAGCTTTGGTAACAGTGTGAATAGGTGAGGCGAAAGAGTGACCACAGGTGTAGGAATAGAGTTTCTCAGATCCTAAGAGAAGTTCCTCTTTAAGCTTAAGTTGTTTTCCGCATAGCGGACACTTGTAAGTTAATTTAGGCATTAGTTTATTCTCTTACCTTTTACATTATACCGTGCTTTTTCTTTAACTGCCGGGTTCTGTGGCTATACTTTGGGAATGGTAATTGTGTAATATTCATTAATCTAAGGCTCCTATCCTAAGCTTATCACAACTCTAAGGGGAAGTCTATAGTACTCCCGGTTCATTTTTGAGTACCAGGAGTACCAGGAGTACCAGCTTGAAGCTTCAATTCTAACTCTCTCTTATAGAGACTGTGCCACAAACAATCATAGTGGAAATCCCAATATCCAGTACCTCTTAATTTATCTAATTCAGCTAATCTTTGTTGTATTGCTTGTATACGTCTTTCGTATTCATTCATAAGTTATTCAACCCGCCTAGTCAACTTCATCATCTTAACTACCATCTCATGTGCTGTAGCTGGATCCAGCTTAGACTTAACTTGTAAATCATTAATAGCTTTATTAAATCTAGTTAGGAGTTGTTTAGCTACCTCAGGTTCCTTAATATCATACATCTCTTGAAAGTGTGCTAGTTGTATATCCTGTGCTCGGATCTTAGGCTGTGGACGAGCACTTGTTGCTGCTTCCATCTTAGCTACGGAAGCTTTTTGTTGTTCCCGAAGTGTTAGGAGTTCCTTCTTGAATTTAGGATCTTTATTGAGTAACATCCTTTCAAAGGATGCTATAGCCTCAAGTCTCTCTATAAACCTAGTCTTTTCAAGATAATCCATGTTCTGTACAAGCTTGTGACCTTCTACTTCCGCGTTATCCCTGTTAGTCTTATCATTCAAGTGCATTTCAGGCATGATAGCTAGGCGGCAGAGGTTAGCGAAGTCATAAGTACTCTGTCGAACAGTAACTTCCGGATCATCTTCTTTCTTGTGGTGATAAATCCAGCATGAAGCATGTGTAACCACTATTTCAGTATAATCTGGCTGTGAGCCATTCCCGGCCCGACGTTCCCCTAAAGCTTTCAAGCAGGTAGCATTCTCAGCAGGTGAGATATTTTGCTCACAGTAGATACACTTTCTGTGCTCATGACATAAAGTGTAGCCTAGATCTTTAGAGTCCTGGCCTAGTGGTTTCTGGCAGATAACACATGTGGAGCTAGCGGGTGCTATTGCTTGTGTCATACTTTATAGTCACCTCCACTGGTATTGCAAAATGATATGGTGTGCTTAGGTTAGCCCATAGGGTTTTAAGTGGATCTTGTAAATAGTTAAAATAAACTAGTAGAGTAAGATAAGAGTAAATCAGCACTCCTATAGCTTGTAGTGGTCTACCATACCATTTACACTTAGTTCTGAATACATATATGGACCATCCCGTTAAAGTTATTAGTACAATTATACCTTCACTCATATTTTTATCCTATTCTGGTAGCTCAAGGGCGCGCTACGCGTTTAGCTCTCCTAAGCTCCCTCTGCTCTTCTATACTAAGAGTTTCCTGAAATCTTTTAGCCTGTAAGTTCTGTATATCCTCAAGCACATTCTGTGTTTGGATTCTGACTCCGGAGGCAGACTCCAAGTCATCGTCTTCTATAAGCTCTAACAGGTAAGTAACTTCATTGTAGAAAAGCTTACTTGCGCGTGGATTCTTTTTAATAGCCATAAGCTTTTCTATAGTTAAGATTCTGATATCAGCGGTGTAGACAGTATCAGAATCCATGTCTGCTATTAAGTTAAGCAGATAATCTATTTCCTCAGGTGTAAGTTGGATAAATTGTGCCATCCTTTAGCTATCCTTCCCTAGTGCCATCCTAGTCTAAAAACCCTTCTTTTTTAACTTAGCTAGTAGTTTAGAGTCCTTAAGCTTTTTAGCTTCCAGTAGCTTATCAATACGCTCTTGTAATTCAGCTTGGATTTTTTGTTGAGTCTCAAGTTCTAAATCTTTACCAGTCCATCTTTTAATCTTATCCTTCATTCTGAGACTAACCCAGTCATCTGGATTTAAAGCTCTAGAATCTTTAAGCTTAGTGGTAGGTGGTAAAGTTGGTTGAAGTTTCCTGAATCGCTTTTTAATAATCTGTTCAGGAGTTTCATGTGCATCTTTGTAACCTAAATCTTCAAGTTCTTTCCTATATTCAGATGGTGACTTTCTTTCACCTGTAGGAAGTAGATTTATAGAGTGTTCTAGATTCCATTTACGTGTGCGTGCCCAGATTAGAAACTTAGCTGTAGAAGGTCTACTGCCATTGGTCCAAGTAGAATACACCTGATTACCTTCACTTAAAATCAAGGTAAGTGTATCTTGGCCTTTCGGGCCTCTTTTATCCGGGAATACCTTATAGAGTCTAAATAACTCTGGGGATGGTTCTGACTCTCTTCTGACGCTTCTGGTTGGTGTGATAGGTTTTGGATGTGAAATAAGCATAGGTAACTCAGCAATAAGCTATATCAAGCTGTAACGTAGAATTTATAGTACTAGTACCCTCGTTAGGGTGAAATCCTGATGGTCGGCGGAGTACCATGTGAGGAATAGTGTATACTGAATACAGGCAAGATGCAAGCTGTTTATTTGCTTTAGAATCATAAGGATAGCTTAAGGGCTACCCTCCTTGGGGCGTTACCTGAGGGTGTCACTATGGGGCTTTTTTTGAGAGGGTGTTTTATGTTGAAAATAAAGGGTTTATGAGAGGGATGTTATAGAGGGTAGCATTGAGGGTCAAAAAAATTTTTAATCACGTAATATATATATTATTATCATATATATACAAGAAAAATAAAAAACCCCTAAAGTGACACCTTAGAGTAACGGCGGTGTGAGGGATGTGAAGAACTAAAGTCCTCACAAGTCCTTCTGAATCTTGAACTTCAGTGCTCTAACCTGTGCCTAACCGTGACTCTTGGTGGTGTCTTGACCATATGCTCGGTGCTTATTACGTGCGACGTACTACCCTAAAATCGACCTACTCACAGCTAGATTGATTTAACTATCCTCTAGATTTTAAGATTTGCTACCTGAAGGTTTCACCCCCAAGGGGCTTGATTTTATTTTCTAGGTAGCTTAAGCTTTAAACATGGAAAGCACACAAGCCGAATATAAAATATGGGATTCTAGGAATCAGGTTTACCTCCAAAAAATCTATACCAATCGCAAAGCAGCTAACCGATGGACAGACAAGCAGAATGCATGGTATGGAGCTTACAGGTACTTTGTTTCCTACCAGACGCCTCTTGGGTCTGTCCTTTATACAAGAGATGGCGTAGAAGAATTTTAAATCCAAGGGGTGAAATGTGTTGACAAGCCAAAGCAGTGCATGGTATCCTAGACTTTCAGTAGAAGAAAGGGGAATCCAAGGAATGAGCGCACTGGCGATCAAAACTGAAGTTGAGCAGGTAGTAAAAAAGGTTAGCCGTCCAAAGGCTAGAAAATGGGCTGGAAGCCCGAAAGGAAACAACCAAATGAGCGAAGAGATTCAAGAAGTAGACGCGCAAGAAGAGCAGGAAGCACAGAGTGCAGGTGCACAACCTCAAGCGGGTGAAAAGAGGGAGTCACAGAAGACGGTCTTTGATCTTAAGACCTTCGATAACGTGCTTCTAAAGAAAGGTTACGAACTGCCAAGGATGCCAACGAGTACCACAGATGCTTTAGCTATGGTAGGTAACGATACCCAAGCTCTCTTAAGTACCTTCTGGAATGGATTGTGCAAGAAAGTCATGGATGATACCTATAATAGTGCTGTGAATGATGGCACTTGGTTCCTTACTGACAAGGATAAGAATATCACGTCAGAAGCTTATACTGGTCAAAGTGCTGATAAGGACAAGAAAGCTATGATCGATGCGGCGGTACTTACTCTTGCAAAGCTGAATGGCTATGACAAGGA